CTGCAAGATTACCTTCCAAAGAAGAAGCTTTTCGCAAAGCGCTTTCTAGAGCTTGTTGTTGTTTTTTTTGACCAGCTCGTGTAGCCGCGTCTTTGATGGAATTTAATTCCTCTTGAAGCTTAGCGTTCTCTTCAAGGGATTCGTTATATTTTTGTTCAAAATTGGACATAGATAGGACCTCTTCTTCTTCTACTACTTCTTTATACCCTATAATTTCATTTTGGGTAGAATTAATGGACACTGACGCGTCCTGTTTTTTAACATATTCGTCTTTAGCAAAAATCACACTGAGGATTTCAGAACCCGCCCTGTTGGCTGGATCGTCAACAATGCCCTGTCCAGAAAATACTATTTCTCTAAGCCATCTTCCGATTTGATATTCGCTTCCGTTATATCGAGCTTTTCCAGACCCCCCGTAAGCCCGAAGCTTATCGCTCATGTAGGAGTTTGACGGATTTCTTTCTAAGAAGATAGTGTCTTCGCTGTTTTCGTCTTTTCTCAGAGCATAGCCGAAGTCATCAAAGAAACACTCCATAGAAACATATAGGTCTCCATTTTCGATTCCCTTTTGTATTGATGCTGCGTAAGACGGAAAATAGGCGGACCAAATTAATCCGTCTTGTTTTATGTGTACGTTGCCAGAAGTTTGGTCTTGTAAATATTTTTCGCCTATATCTTCTGTCAAAGGATTAAGTTCTGTAACCGACCCTGTAATAAGGTCGCTATTAACCATTACTCCAATAGTCTCATTTTCTCGGTCTTCTGAACCCCTGTGCATCCAGTTGATTGGTTTATATTTAGCAGTACTGTACGACTGAACTATTTCTCTTGTTGTAAACACGTCGTCGTTTCTGTTCCAAAGATCTGTAACCAACAATGAGGAGAAGGGCATTACGTCATCTGTAGTGTTTGCTATAGCAGCCTTACATGATTCGGTGCATGGGTTAATAGACGCTTCTGATAACATCTTACTAACACTAACACTGAAATCTAAAAGAATCTTTGATTCACAAGTTGCCTTATTGTTTTCAATAAGACTTGTTATATGTTTTTCGCTTTCGTAAATATTCATTAGTTGCCTTACGGATCTCCTTCGGGGGTTCCAGGATCGCCCCATGGATCGCTTCCACCGTCGCCAGGGTTAATGTCCATGGGAATTTCTCTCCACTCTGCACCTGCCTCGGCGCATTGTTCTTGAGTAAACGGCATGCCTGTGTCACTATGGTTACCTGTTGGAGTGTCGGTATTTGGGACGTAACACATATAATTGGCGCTATGCTCACCAGACGGGTCTCCCATGTCTGGGTTTTGTGATTCTTCCGCTGCTCTGTCTTCTGCCTCAGGATCAGGATCATATACTATTTCTGGATTTTCTGGTGGGGCTGTATTAGGATTACCTTCAAGGCCGCCTGGATAAAAAGGATCACTCACGTCTTTTTCAGGTTTAGCAAAAGGATCCTCTATAACAACCTCTTCGTTATTTCTTAATTTTTCATTAACTTCTTTAGTATGAAGTGTCATGTACCTTCTCAAAAGCCAATCTCTTACAGCTGTGTCTTCTCCTTCTGGAGTAGGCTCCGACATTCCCGGCATTCCCGGCGTGGAAAACGGATTAATCTCATTTTCATCACGGGGTTTTGCGTCAGATATATTCATATCATCACGCTCTACTGGAGTGCTTACTCCTACGGCTTGAATACCAAAAGCTTTAGCAAAATAATCTATATTTTCAAACCTGTTCATATTACGCACTGTCTCCGTTTTTATAAGGGAACATCTCATTAAGCCTATTCTTTCTCTGCTCACAAGATTGACACTCTTCAATCTTGCCTCCGCTCAATTTTTTAATAGCTTTAGAAACTGTGTCACCAAGCCCCCTGCTTTTCATTGCATTCTTTAACGTGTTTTTCTTATCTTTACTCATTGTGTGTGTTCTCTCATTTCGGCAAAAGTTAAACTTTTAATACTCTTAATGTCATCTTGATTTAAATCAGAGCCGGAATTTCTTATATTCTCTTCAAATCTCCCAAGAAACGATTCAGATGCATGGAGGTCTGCACTATTTAAAATCTTCTCAATATCTTCATAAGATTCTATGTCGGCGTTTTCTGAACACGAAAGCACCTGTAACTTTATCTTGTCCAACTCTTTTCTTTGAGCAGACGACAATTCTCTTTTGTTTTTCAAACTATTATACACCAAATAATGCTGATCTATAATAGGATCAATCGTGTCCTGGATACGATCACCTAAAACTATATCATAAGCCTTGCTTTTATATCTCCTGTTTCTTGTTACTGTATCTTTGCTTCCAGGGGGTCTTCCCTTTCTCTTTTTAGGTTCATTGTCCTTGGCTGGACCATCAGAAGTTTTGATAGTAGTATTGTTATTCTTTAGCTTTAGCTCCTTCTGAAAGTTAGACTCGGGAACCTCGCTTTGTATGAATGGGCTGTATTTAGGCATCATGTCTCCTGAATCTCTTGACTCTCTTTCATTATCTAATCGCGATTCTTCAATACTGTGCATCTCGCCAATCTTCTCTATAATAGTCCTGTTAGATATAATATTACGATCATTAAGATCTACAAGAAGTCTAAAGTAAGCGGTTTGATCAAACAGATTGTTTATACTAAATCTAATAGATGGAGTGTTCTTAAACCCTAGGTTGTTGTTGATTATGTCAACTTCTTCTTCAATCCACGAAGTAATAGACCTTCTTACCGCGTCTATCCTTTTCATCATGTTGCGAAGACCAGTAAACGCATTGGCTGTACCAGACACCGTCTCTGTTCCACCAATAAGAGATTTATGTATACCAAGACCCAAAAGCATTGATTAATAGTTTTCTGTAAAATTTTCAAGCTTCTCTATTGGTGGGAAGAATTGACTGTATTCTAGCATGGAGTCCCAAATAATATCAAGATTCCCCCCACTGTGGTGTTCAAGTATACCTGCTAATTTTGAAATAGATCCTACGTCCGGAAGGATTTCTTCTTTATGATCTCCAAGTTTCCAAATTCTCACTGAGTTGTACCAACTGTCAAGGGCGCTAATCTTCGCTAATCTTAGCTTCTCGTTGTATGTGACATCATGAAGTATACTGAATATAAAACTCTTTGCCCAAGTTTCACTATCCCTCTTCTTATAATGAGAAACATATAACTTGTCTTCTGGAATTGGAAGTATAATTTCACCGGACCTACCAGACGACATCCTCTTATTAGATTTCCTTTCTAATATTTCCACTATCTCTTCTGGCAAATCTTTCTTAAACGATGGGTTGTCTTTATATGCTTTAGTCAAATCTTTTAGTTGGTCGTTGGTTATTTTTAGACCCCATTTTTTTATACCAGAGAAAATTGCAAGGTCCCCACCAAGCAGCGTAATCGACTGTGGATCATAAAAAACATACTCTAATGGGATTTTTCCTGGCTGAGTTTGCTTACGGTCTTTTCGAGAGGTTGCCTTTTTCATCTTTCTAACTTCAGAAGTTTCGATTGATCCAATCTTTCTGCGAACAGCCACATTGCCTTCAACCAGATAGTGATTAGCAAATCTCTCAGCCCTCTCTGTTAAGGAGACCTTCTTTGCCCAGTTAGTATAAAACTTCTCGACATCTTCGTCCTCACAAACAATCTCCAGTCCTTCTATAGCAATCTCTGTCATAAGGTCAATAACAGATCGGATAATGCCAACGCTCTCATACGCTTCCCTGCACGAGGTCATTATATCTACAGGGTCTGACGGTATAGCCTCTCCTGGCCTAAATTTTGTATAGTTTTTTCTTGTGAATGGGGGTCTGACCGATATCCCGTCTTCTATGTCACTATAGAACCCTCCAGAAACATGCTTGGTTGCATCTAGTGCCGTAGACAGATTTTCCAAACCCTTCTCTTTGTCTGGGTTTGTTGTAGAATAATACGCTTTTTTGTTTTCTTGTTGTTCTTCACTCATAATAGTTTAATTCCAATGGTACTCCATTCCTATTATAGTCATACACGTAGTAAAATTTAAAAACGACCACACTGGATGGTCGATTCTAATATAAACTATATTTGTTGTCAAGCGTCTTAAGGAGACACAAGCAACGCTTTTATTTTTTACCGCAGCCACAGCCTTTGTTGCTACCGTATTCGGCGCCTCCAGGCATCTCTGGCATCTCAAGGCTCTCGATATCCATAGGAATCTCAGCCTCTCCACCCTGAACTTCATCCAAAAGCAGCTCTACATCCTTATAGTACTGATGATCTGTTTCTGTCCAATCAGTAATAAAACCCTCTAGTCTTTCGACTACCTCATCAAGAGTAAGATTGTATTCTGCTGATTCCTCGAAAGGTAATTCTTCTTGAGGAAATCCTTCAAGATTATTCTCTTCAGCTAATGCTTGCCTAAAGCTAGAAGAGGTTCGTGCT